GTTAAGTCGCTGCGGCAGGTATTAAGGATGTTCAAGAAGCTGGTTGGCAACGATGATCAGGAAGAAAAGCTTGATCGTTTAGCTAAGTTCCAGTTCTTGCAGGATGACCTTGCCGCTGAGAGGAGTTACTCCCTCGACGAAAGGCAGGAATTTATCCTAGCAAGTGTCTGCAGATACTTAATGCCCAACTTGGATCAGTTTGATCCTCGCGAGGTTATCTGCAAACATGGTCCCGGTGCCGTATATGAAGGCATAAATGCGAACCAGAAATGGCAAGCACTATGTGCGTACTCCAACGCGCTGGATCACATGGGCTTTGACACCTTCTATTCCGTCTGCGAAGACGGGAAGGAGCTCGAGCTTAATGGCCAGTTCAACATATACGGAGCCTCTGGAGACAAGGCTAAATTGGTGACGGTCCCGAAAAGCACAACTGCTCGCAGGACTATTACCATCGAACCCGTCGTGAGACAGTTCGTACAGCAAGGGTACAACGCCATACTTCGCAAAGAAATCGCGAAGTGCAACGTTCTCCGAAACTGTATAGCCTTAGCCGACCAAGGTCCACATCAAACAAGGGCCTTGGAGGGCTCCATAACCGGCGAATGGGCAACGATCGACCTGAAGTCAGCATCTGATCTCCTATCCTTACGGATGGTGGAGATGGTGTTTGCTAACAGGCCCCTCTTCTTAGAGGGAATCCTCGGTTGTCGCTCCCCAACGGTTGAGGTGGACGGAAGTCCGCTTCCTCTTAGGAAGTTCGCAGGCATGGGTAACGCAACAACGTTCCCGGTTCAGAGTGTCGTTTTCGCAAGTCTTGCGATGGCAGCACTCTTGGAAGGTGAAAAACCGACCTACCGGGGCGTCAAGCGCGTCTCCAAACTTGTCCGTGTGTTCGGTGACGATATTATCGTTCCCGCGGACAAGGTGCATCAGGTAGTGGCCTGGATAACGGCGGCTGGCCTCACGGTCAACCGTCGGAAAAGCTTCTATTCCGGAAACTTCCGGGAAAGCTGTGGAGTCGATGCGTTCGCCGGGGTCAACGTGACCCCTGTGTACGTTCGTCACCATCCAGGAAATATACCTCGTAGGGATCCGAGCACATTAGCGCATTTCGTGGCAGCTTCCAACCACTTTTGGAAGGAAGCATACTACGAGACTGCCACCCTTATCCAGACCTGGGTAGAGAAGGCGTTAAAGAAGCGCCTCCCTTACGTCAAGTCCGGGTCGGGGTTGCTCGGCTGGCACACTCGTCAAGACCACTCGGAGCATCATAAGTGGTGTTCTGACACACATCAGTTCCTGGTTAAGGGACCGATGCTCGTCTCTGTAAAAAGAAAAGACGAGATTGACGGGTGGGCAGCGTTGCTGAAGTTCTATCACCGTTCACTCGGTAGGGAGAGCTCGAACTTGAGCTTCCTTTACCCAGAAACAGTGGATGAGGATCACCTCAGCATGTCCCCAGTACGATTCAAACTTCGGATCGTATCGAGGTGGGTGCCTGCCCACTAATAGGGCAGAAATCCTGGTAGCATTGCTATCAGGTCAGAGAGGACCACAACACGTGGTGTTTCCACTCTCGG